GGATTTGAACGAAACGTCACTTGAGCAGATGTTAATTGACATTGCTGGCTTTACAGACGAACGTGGTTTAAAGATTGCGGTTCAAGGCACTAAATTGATAATTCCAAAAGAATTACAGTTTATTGCAGAACGTATTCTTAATTCTACTTTACGTGTTGGAACGGCTGATAATGACACTAACGCTCTCCGTGGCATGGGTATGCTACCAGAGGGGGCTGTCGTAAATCACTTTCTAACTGACACGGATGCCTTCTTTATCAAAACAGATGCCCCGAATGGTTTTAAATATTTTAATCGTTCGCCTATTAAAACGGCACTTGAAGGGGATTTTGATACAGGAAACACACGATTTAAGGCTCGCGAGCGTTATTCTTTCGGAGTTTCTGATTGGCGTTGCGTTTTTGGTACACCCGGAGCGTAAAGTATGTTATAGAGAAAGAGTGCTAATGTTTTTTCATTAGTTCTTCCTCCCGACTCTAACTGGGGCAACGCAAGTTGCCCCTTTCTTTTTGTTTCAAGTATGTTATTGTAAGTGCGGGGATCACATGAGCCTTGCAGACAGGATACTCCCCACCTGACGTTGCACAGACTGTAAGGCGAACCCTTGTGCAAAAAGGTGATTTAATGGCTTCAACTACTTTTTCAGGTCCAGTTACATCTACCGCTGGTTTTATCAGTGGGTCAGATTCTCTTGTTTCAATTACGGCAGATACCACACTAACTTCTGCTGCACACGCTGGTCGCACGATGAATTTAAACGTAGCTTCTGGTGCTACTTGTACTTTACCCGCTGCATCTGGCACAGGTAACACTTACAAGTTTTTTGTTCAAACGACGGTAACTTCAAATAGTTACAAAATCCAAGTTGCTAATGCAAATGACACAATGGCGGGCATTGCAGTGGTGGCAAACGACAGCGACAACTCTGCTTCAATTTTTGAAACAGCAGCCGCCTCAGATACTATTACGTTGGATGGTACGACTACTGGTGGTATTCTTGGTGGTCAGGTTGAATTACAAGATGTTGCTTCAAATGTATACCGTGTTCTTATAAACCAGTCCGCCACAGGAACAGAAGCAACTCCATTTAGCGCAGCAGTTTCGTAGGTTAGTTATGGGTAAGTTAAACATGAAGAAGGGGGCAAAAAAAGCAGCCCCCAAGAAAGAAAAGCCTTCTAAAAAGAAAGGTGACTAATGGCAATCTCTGATGTCTTTGCAGTCACCAGAACCTCTGATGGCACTGTTTTTGGCGGACGTTCTCGTGTGCGCCAAATACAAGTACATACCTCCGGTTCTGGGAGTCCTGCGGTAGTGTTAAAAAATGGCGGCTCCAGCGGCACTACATTATTATCTTTGACGTTTACAACATCCAATGTTCATTCCGTTAATATTCCGGACAATGGTATTTTGTTTTCTACGGATGTTTATTTAGACCTTACGGCTTGTGAGGGTGTAACCGTCTTCTTATCGTAGGAGATTAGCTTGGCGGCAAAGTCTAAAACTAAACGTAAAAGCGATAAGATGCCGAAGCGTAACAAAAAAAATTTTCGCCCCACTGAGAAGGGGGCGGGGATGACTAAGGCTGGGGTAAAAGCTTATCGAAGAAAAAATCCCGGTTCAAAATTGCAAACCGCAGTTACGGGCAAGGTAAAAAAAGGCAGTAAAGATGCAAAACGGAGAAAATCTTTTTGCGCACGTTCTGCTGGACAAATGAAAAAATTTCCAAAAGCTGCGAAAAATCCAAACTCACGTTTGCGCCAAGCAAGAAAACGGTGGAAATGTTGATGAAAATTGAAGATGTGTTGATGCTAATGGAAAAACACGAGCAAGAATCAAACAGACGGTTTGAAAAAATAGAAAAACAGCTTGAACGCTTAGATATGCGTTTGTGGGGTATTGCAGGCTTAATCGTAGCTGCTGCGCTAGCAGAAAGGTTTTTATAATGGCAAAAAACTATAATAGAAAATCAAAATCAGCTTCCAGTAAAAGTAAGGGCAGTAAAATATGCCCAGCAGGAAAGGCGTGGGCGCAGCGAACTTTCGATACATATCCCTCCGCTTATGCGAATATGGCGGCAAGTAAATATTGCAAGGACCCTAATTATGCAAAAGGTGCAAAGGGCAAGAAAAAGAAGAAGGCCGCATGACTTTACCACGTGCTAAAAGAAAAAAAGTTAAAAAGGTTATTTCCAAATTAAAGAAAGCATCGAAAGCTCATGCTGGACAAGCAAAAACATTACAAAAGGTGTTGAAACGTAATGGGCGCTCTTAAAGATTGGGTGAAACAAGATTGGGTTCGCATAGGCACTGACGGCAAGATCAAGGGCAAATGTGGCACGTCCAAAGATAAAAAAAATCCTGACCGCTGTTTACCACGCAGTAAAGCAAATAGTTTGTCGCAAAGTGAGAGGGCTGCAACAGCTAGAAAAAAGAAAAAAGCGGGATCGAAAGGAAAAACAGTAGTTTCTAACACGCCCGCAGCAAAAGTTAAAAAGGCAGCGCGTGGTGGAGAAATGGTATCAGCAAAACGAAAAGCTCCGCCGCCAAATAAAGATGGTGTTGTGGCTCGTGGATGTGGTAAAGTTCTATCGGGTCGTCGCAAAAGGACAAAAGGATCAGTAAGTGCATAGGAGAGTAATATGGCTATGAAGAAAAAGGGTTACCGAGCAGGTGGTAAGGTAAAAAAAATGATGAAAGGCGGGGCCGCAGGCGGTAAAAAACCGCGCATGATGATGAAAGGCGGGGCCGCAGGCGGTAAAAAAATGATGAAAATGAAAGGCGGAGGTTCCCCGATGACTATGGCCCAACTCAAAAAAGCAGCGTCAGGCATGGGAATGACTTTAACTCCGATGAAAAAAATGAAAAAAGGCGGAGCCGCAGGCGGTAAGAAGAAGAAAAAAACAAAGAAGATGTAATGCCCTACTTATATTCGAACGTGCCTTATTTCAAGGCGTGGATTCGTCGTGAATACACTCATAATCATGAGCAGTATCACGGCGAATTTTTACATGCGATGGTTATTGGTGTAACCTCCATGCCAAACAGATGTTTAAGTTTTCAAGTAATCTTTACAGGTAACGAAGCAGAGGGCGAAGAAGAGGATACCATTCATGGTGGTGCTATGTGGGCCCGTATGCCAATTACGGCATTAGTTGGTGACATACCTCTGGAAGAATGGCCTGATCCCATGGATACTTATCAAGCACAGCCATGGGATTGTAGTTCTTATCACCATTCAGTTTTTGTTATGGATCGTGCTACCCCGTGCCCGTGGATGGCAAAGATTGAAGGCAATATGATGCCTGCAAAATATCTTTTTACTGTTGACTACGCAGAGAGTGAAATTGCGGATGACCCCGCACAACATAAACAAAGTCACGTTTTGCAATTATTAGATGCCGGGAACTGGACTGGAAATGTTGTTGCGCTGCCAAATAATCGTGTTCGTGTAACGCATCCAGCTTGGTTTGCCGCAGGCGAAGGACCACCTGACTTTAAACCGTCACAACATATACACTATTCAAAAAGTGATTTAGACTATACACTAGATGTAAATCGAATATTTGACAATCTTTATCACGAGGATGAATGATGGCAGTATCTGGGTCCAGCGATTTCGAATTAGATGTTGCAGAATACATTGAAGAGGCTTTTGAGCGTTGCGGTTTAGAGGTTCGGACGGGGTACGATTTAAAAACAGCAAAACGTTCTATGAATCTTATGTTAGCCGAATGGGCTAACAGAGGTCTAAATCAGTGGACTGTTAAACAGAGAACCTTCACAGTAACCCAAGCAGATGGAGAATACGATTTATCCGCAGACGTTATTGACGTGCTCTCTGTTGTGTTGCGCAGGGATAACACTGACTTTTCCTTAGAAAGAATTAGTAGGGATGCTTATCTTACTATCCCAACAAAAACAACTGAGTCTCGTCCAAGTCAATTCTTTTTAGATAGACAAATTACGCCAAATTTAAAACTTTGGCCGTTACCAGAAAATGCTACAGATGTAATTGTTTATGATGCATTAACAAGAATGAATGACGCAGACACGCAAGTTAACACTCTTGATTTACCATTTCGTTTTTATCCTTGTTTGGCTGCGGGTTTAGCCTATTACATTTCTTTGAAACGTGCTCCTCAAAAAATACAATTGTTAAAAGCGCTTTATGAGGAAGAGTTTGAAAGAGCAATGGCAGAAGACAGAGATCGTGCAAGTTTACAAATTCAACCGTCTGTGGAGTACAGTAGGTTAAGCTAATGGCAAAGTTTGCTCTAGGAAAAAAAGCTTATGGTTTGTCGGATCGTTCCGGTTTTCGGTATCGACTAAATACCATGCGAAGAGAATGGACTGGTATGCTTGTCGGACCGGATGAGTTTGAAACAAAACAACCACAATTAGGTCCTTTTCGAAAAG